GCAGGGTGGAATTTTCAATATGATTATAGTGAATCAGCTCAATTTACAAGCTATAAAAAGCATCAGCATTATGGTTGGCATCAAGATTGTATATTAGATCAACATACTAATAATTCTGATCCTAATTTCCGTGGAAAAATTCGTAAACTATCTATGATAATGTCTCTTTCTGATCCTAAAGCATATAAGGGAGGAGCATTAGAATTTTATATTCCTAATCCTGAGAAAAAATCTATTCAAGAGCAATCGGTTATATGTCATGAAATAGAAAAGAAAGGATCTGTAGTTGTTTTTCCTAGTTTCATGTGGCATAGAGTTTTGCCGGTCACTAAAGGGACTAGATATTCTTTAGTTATGTGGACGTTAGGACAAAACTATAAATGAAAAAAATATATTACTTAGTAAGTCTACCTAGAGCCGGGAATACGGTATCAGCTGCAGTCATTAATCAAAATAAAAAGATTAAAATGACGGCTAACTCTATTCTTCCTCAGATTATGGATAAAATGGATCGAGTGCATAAAGGAGATGCGGGTCAAAATTTTCCTGATTCTCATTCTTTTTTAAATTTAATTAAAGGAACTTTTCAATCTTATTATAAAGATTGGGAAGCTGATGTTATTCTAGAGCGAGGGGCCTGGGGAAAACCTCGTCTTATGAATCTTATAACAAAAATAGAAGAGCCCCAATTTATAATTTTACATCGACCCTTGTTAGAATGTTTGGCTTCTTTTATTAATGTAGTCAAACCTAGAAATAATAAAGGAGAACCTATCACAGATTTATATTGTACTCATCTAATGAATGATGATGAAATAATGGGAGAAAATTTATTATCAATTAATAATATTTTAAACTCTAAATTCAAGTATCATCTTATTGAATATAAAAATTTTGTTAAAAATCCTCAAGAAGAAATTAATAAACTATGCAACTTTGTTAATATAAAACCACATAGTATTGATGTGAATCAATTAACTCAATTAAATATTAATGGTATAGAATATAATGATGAAGTAATTCATTATCCTTTTCATAAGATAAAAGAAAAGAAGATAGTAGAGACTCCTTGTGATGTTGAAAAAATATTGGGTAAAAAAATTATAAAAAAATATAGTGAAAAAGAAATTAGATTATGAAGATAATTAAAAATATTCTTTCTACAACTGAGAATCAACAAATTATTAAACATTTATTAAAAACAAATAAGTGGATGATGGCTTATGATAATCAACCAAAAGACAAACAAATTATCCATGTAGACGGACAGATTTGTATAGAGAAAAGTAGAAACATGACTCTAGAGGATTTAAACGATACTTTTAAAACCTTTAGTGGAATGTCTATGACTACTTATAATTGTCTAGAACCTCAGAGTCCTTTGTATGATAAAGATCTTGATCCTTTTTTAAATGAGAAGGGTAGAAAAATAGCCAGCATCGTGTGTAAAAAAGCAAAAATAAAAAATTATAAAATTTTAAGATTTTACTGGAATTTTTATAGACCTTCTGACCTGACAGAGTGGCATTTAGATACAAATGTTAGTGGGTGTATGAGTTTTGTTTATAACTTACATGATTCAGATGGAGGAACACAGATTAATAAAAAAGTTTATAAAGACATAGAATCTTCAGCAAAATTATTTCCGAGTGACACAAGTCATAGAGGAGTGGGACCTAAGGAATTAAGTTTTAGACTAAATTTAAACTGTATATTTAAATTAACATGATCTGGCCTACTTTAATTGTGGATAATTTTTTAAACGAACCTTTACAAATGAAAGAATTTGCGAATAAACAAATCTTTACTCCTTCTCCTGAAGGAAAATGGCCTGGTACAAGATCTGAGTATTTACATAATTTAAGTCCTCAATTATTTAATCAAGTAACAAAAAAGATACTGACGCTTTTATATCCTTATGAAGTTTTTGAAGGAAATATGGACTGGACTGCCTCAGTTTGTTTTCAAAAAATAGCTCCACAAGTTTCTAACGAAGGATGGATTCATACGGATGAGGAGGAATTTACAGCCATTATTTATCTTTCTTCTCACACTGAATGTGGAACCTCTCTTCATGATCTTAATCCTTTTACCACTAAAAAATTTGTTAGTCATGCTGATAAGAAGCATAAGATGATTTTGAAACAAGACAAACATATGAAAAAGTTTCAAGAAGAAACTAATAATCAATTTAAAGAAACAGTAAAAATTAAATCTAAATTTAATAGATTAATTTTATTTGATTCAGCATGTTGGCATAAAGCCGATCAATATAAGGAAGATCATATTAAAGAAGATAGATTAACCTTGATTTGTTTTTTTAAGAATATAAAAAATAATAAAACTGTTTTTCGTTCTCCTCTTCCGAGTGCAGGAAGAATACCTGTGTGAAGGATTTTGTAACAAAATATTTAATTAACCCACAATGGGCTAACGAAAAAGAAACAAAAGAAGGGTGGAACGTTAAAGGAATTTTAAAAGATCGTTCTAATGAAGTATTAAAATTTGATTTAAGACCGGCGCGTAACTACAAACAAGGAGCGGGGAAAACAGGGAGGACGTTAAGTAAAGCAGATAAAATGGTTTTTGAAACAATAGATAAATGGATTATAATAGACATGAAAGAAGTAAAACGCCACGTTCTAAAAACGAAATCCTCGTTGGTTACTCTTGAATTTATTCTTAAAAATTTAGATTGGAATATTGAAATAAAAAAATGAATATAAATAAATTAAATAAAGCATATGAGAAAACAGGATGGGTATTGATTAAAGAATTTTTTCCCATAGGTTTATGCAAAATAGTGGATACTTATTGTAAATATAGATTTCAAAATATTACAGATTTTAGAAACTATGAAAAG